CCGGGGCGGGCAAGCCTCGTGCTCTTTGACATCGGACTTCGGTCCCTCATCCTACTACGGAGGTTCACCATGTGTGAATTTAAAACGCGCGACGGCAAAGTCGTCATCAATAATATCGATGACCTCGACAAGTTCGAAGCGCAGCACTTCCCCGATGGCATACAAGCCAAACGTAAACGCGACTTCTTTAATGACGGCGAATTTATCGGCTTTAACCTATGCCGCTACGGGTATACCGATCTCCTAGCCGCCGAGACCCACGCACTGCGGGACCTGATGCGCGGCCGCGGAGGACATAGCTACGGTTTCCCGTTCGAGCCACACGTCGTCACACACAAAGACGATGACGGAAACGAATGGTACGAAGTGTATACCGAATAAAAACACTAGACCCCCGGTCCTCGGATCGGGGGTCTTTTTGCGTCGATCACGGCCCACGGGCCCTTGTTCTAAAAACATCCCCGTATTAATTATTATAATAATTAACGCAGGAGATAGCCATGAACAAATGGAAAGACGAACAGATCACCGCACTCGAAAAGGCAGTCGCGGAATACTTCCGCATCATGAACGCCTCAAAACGCGAAGCTCGGACCGATAAAGACGTCCAACGCAACATCGTCGAATTCATAAAAGACAACCACGACGTCACCGTGTCCGTAGGATGGCTCGCAACCATCTTCTACCAAGGCGCTCAAGCCATACAAGGCGCATCGTGGATCACGGTCCAAAGCTTCATCGCCACAATGCACGACCCGCGGATCACGGACCACGCGTTACGGGAAAGGGGCATTTCCTTATATATAGAGCCAAAAACAAAACCGAGAAGAAAAGTGTCCGGAGGCGTAACCGGCGTAACCGTGTAACTTTGGCAAATTATCCCTTCTATTATATAGGGTTAGAAGTAACAGACTACCGTTACACAAATGGAGTAGTAACCAGAGTTTGTGTAACCCTTAGAGGTCGAAAGTGCGTTAAGGGGGTCGCGGAGAATTTTTTCTAAAAAATATTTTCTGGCTCTATATAAAAGAAAGGGCTATTTAAAGCAGACTACCGCAAATTAACTGGAGTCTGCTGTGGCGAGAAAAAAGAAAGGCGTGGATACATCCAAATCCACCCCGGTGGTCCCTGTCAAACGCCGGGGAAAGCCCAAGTCTTCAAGAACATCCCCTCTGACGCGCAGGCAGGAGCTCTTTGTTAAAGAGCTGGTTTCGAAGGACGGGCAGATCACTCTGCGAGAAGCCGCTATCAATGCAGGCTATCCTGTTAGCTCGGCACATACCCGAGCATATGAGATGACCAACCCACACATCTGCCCGCACGTTGTGGCAGCGATCCAAGCTTACCGAGCCGAACTGGATGAAAAGTTTGGTGTGACCTATCAGCGTCATCTGCGAGATTTGCAGAACATTCGAGACATGGCATTGCAGAATGGTGCTTACTCGGCAGCCGTGCAGGCCGAATATCGAAGAGGGCAAGCGCAAGGCGATATATACGTCAGCAAATCAGAAATCCGCCACGGCACCATCGACAGCATGAGCAAAGATGAGGTGCTGAAAGCACTCGAAGAGGTAAAACAACAATATGCCCCGGTCACTATCGACATTACTCCCGAAGGAAAGAGCAATACCCAGAACCGCGACAAAGCGCGAAGCAGACTTATGGCGAATGATGAAGACGGGGATGTCGAAGAGCACGAGGAACATGACAGCGACGAGGCTTGAAACGTGGGCAATGCCCGGTGTGCCCGACGTCCTGCTTTGTGACGAAGACGGAAACTTTCATTTTGTTGAGCTAAAGGCAACGGCAGGCAAGGCTGTCGAGCTGCGCCCGCATCAGGTCGCTTGGCTGTCAAAGCATTCTCACGCCAGCGTTTGGGTTTTGGTCCTGAAAAAGAAAACTAAGACGCTGCCGCAAAAGGTTCTTTTGTATCCGGGCAACACCGCAATGGACCTTAAATTAGAAGGCATGGCGGTCGAGCCGTTGTTTGAGGCCGAGGGCGATCCAGACTGGGAAAATATTTTGGGCTTGATCAGTCCCAGATAGTCGCATAGCATCGCATACACTCGGAAACTATGGAGGTAATGAGATGCAGTTTGTGGACAGGTGCAAAACCCTGACGACCGAAGAACTGGAAATAATTTTGTCGAACGTTTTCAAGGTGGTTAATACGCGGGAGGCTGACACATGAAATTTGATAAAAGGCATGGTGGCCCATATGATCGAGGCGGCGCGGATTACTGGTATCACCGCCCATACGCGCCGCATCATTTTGTGAGGGGAACCCACCCGCGCGATAGGGTGGAGCGGGACCAGATGACGACAGAAGAAATCACCGCGTATCAGGCGGGATATCGCGAGGCCAAAGAGCATGGCGATCAAAAGGACTGGGGCTGATATGGTGATAATAGCGAAGCTCTTAGCGTATCTCCGCCATGGTCCGGACGCCGTTCGCGAATTTGAAAAGAAACAAAAACGTGGCCGACCAATGAAGCGACAAAGTAGGCGAACCCGTTCACGTCGGAGATAATTTTTTAAAAAGCCCGGTTGACCCCGGGCTTTTTTATGCCCTAGTGTATGCGACGGGTCTTATACCTACGGAGGGCAAACCATGTTAAAGACTGTTGAATTTAGCCGGGCGACTAAAACGCACGGTGTTGCGGTAACGTATCGCGCGGGGCGAGGCGAGAAATACGCTACCTGCCCAGCCGAATGCAAAATGAATTGCAGCGGCAAGGGCGCGGAAAAATTGGATTCGGAATATTTAGACGCGTTGTTAGACGCTGTTCCGAGTAAGGGAACGTCTTTCACCTACTCACATTTTGGCTGGCACCTTTGGTCAGACAAGTTGGCCACGGGAAAAACTGTTATCAACTACAGCACCGAAAGTCTGACCAGCGCCGCCGCCGCGTCGCGGGCGGTCCCGACCGTCGTCGTCGTAAAGAGCGACGATTGGGGCGACGGAAAAACATTGCGCGCGCCACTTTTTGGCCGGACTGACAGTCAGGGTAATTTTGTTCAGTCCGGATCAGTTAAGGTCGTTAGGTGTCCGGCGGAATATCGCGAAGGGTTTAGTTGTCGCGATTGTGGCAATGGTGAACCACTGTGCGCCCGTCTTGACCGGGATTACGTTATCGGATTTACCGCGCACGGGCCCAGCAAGAAAAAAGCCGCCGACCCGACCACCCGGGGCGGATGCTATGCCGACGCTGGGAATTGCCGTATTTGGTGGGACCAAACCGCAAACAGCGACCAGCCAGATGAAACCGACGGCGAAAAACTTTTGCGCTTTGCTAAATCATTGCCGCCGCGGTCGATCATCCGGCACCATGTTGCGGGCGATATTGGCGCAGAATAAAAAAATGAAAAATTAACTTGCACCTATATGCGAGTTTATGCGAGAACGTTGGGGCGGGCCGGGCATGGTCCGCCCTTAACCTTTTTTTCGGAGTCTAAAAGATGACCTATCAAACTAACGCTTTCGCGCACGGAATCGGCAACAGCGCAGTGTCCTCGCAGTGGTGGAGCCGCCCCGACGATCAGAAATTTCTGTCGCTTGACGACATGCTAGCGTTCAAAAAGATCGACGCGCAGCGCATGACGTCCCGGACGGTGGACACCCACAAGATGAAGATTGTGGGCGACGTCGACCCGGAAAACCCCAGCCGAGGCGACATCGCGATTGAATACACCGACGGCGACCGCCGCGAACACCTGAACACGCCGACCAATTGGAGCTTCGGCCAATTGTCTCAACTTGCGGGCGCGCCTTCCGGTTATCTCAAAGACCTTCCCGCGCCAATTGCGGCCGATTGTTTGCAGTGGGGACTGCGGCACAACCGGTCTAAAGAGCTTGTTAAGGTGTACGGCCATCAGTCAGACGGCGGCGAACTGCGGGCCGCCACCGGTCCGGATTATGGGCGCATTTATGATTGGGAAATTTTGGAGCCGATCAAAAACCTTGTCGAGCAATCGGGCGGACGCTGGAAAGTGCCGGGCATGATGACCGGCAGCCGCGATGGAATGGCGGTCTATGATCCTGACATCCCCGTCAGCATGGATACTACCACCCTTTTCGCGTCGGATCGCGACGTGTTTGTCTTTTTGGTGGACGACCGCAACCCCATCGAGGTTGGCAAACTGGCCAATGGTGAGCCCGATTTGATGTTCCGCGGATTTTATGCATGGAACAGTGAAACCGGCAGCAAGACGGCGGGCATCGCCGCGATGTATCTTCGCGGGGTTTGCATGAATCGGAATTTGTGGGGCGTGGAAAATTTTCAGGAAATCAAAATCCGGCATACTAAATTCGCGCCGGATCGTTTCGCCCATGAGGCGCGCCCGGCATTGGAAAGCTTCGCACATGGTAGCACGTCAACCTTTGTGGAGGGTGTCGCCGCAGCGAAAGCCGCCAAGATCGCCAGCGACGATGACGACCGCTTGTCGTTCCTGACCAAACGTTCGGGACTGTCGCAGCGCATGGCAAGGGCCGCCGCCGCCCGTCACATCGAAGAAGAAGGGCGCCCGGTCGAAACAGTTTGGGATGCGGCGCAAGCGATCACCGCGATTGCCCGGGATGTCCCGCATCAAGATGCGCGCATTGAAGTGGAGCGCAAGGCGGGGGCATTGTTGGACGCTGTCGCGGCCTAATCAATTGGTGATCCGCAGCAACTGGGCCGCCCAATCGGGCGGCCCTTTTTTTTGCGCTTTACTTTGCAGGAAATTATCCCATAAGATCGCATACGCCGGGACTGACCCGGCGCAACATCTAGGGAGGCCCTACCGTGGCAAACACATTAACCTTTAACCGACGCATGTCAGACATTCTTCTGGACCGCGTCCTGAATCCGACATTTGACCGCTATATTGGCAGCGCTCGCCCACATGATCTGGTCGAAGCTTGCGGCATCGTGCCCGACTTTTTCTGCGCCGCTTGCGCTGAGGCCAGCGCTGCGGCGGGGGATGAGGATATCACCCTCGACGACATCTGTAAGGGCATGGATGTGCTCTATGGTTTCGGCGGGTTTGAATATCCGATGGGCGGGCAAGTCGATCATCAAGGCGTTCTGATCAGCAACCATGACGACGACGCCGACCTGCACCCGCTCGCCCGTTTTGGGTTTGAGGGCCGCGTTTTCTGTTACGTTTACGATTGCGGTATCGTCGCCGTGCGTGTTGGGCTGGACGGCCCTTACCGGATCGCGAGGTTCGACTAATGGACGAGCAATCAATCGCCCTTGGCAAAACTGGCGGGACCGTACCGGGCACCCTCGCGACCCGCGCGAAGTTTAAGCTCGAATTTTTTCTTTTGATGAGGATGGCGGGCCGCATGGATGACGCCCGCGACGCCGTTCAGGACTGTTACGCCCTTCTGGATCAGTTGATAGCGGAGGGTAACTGATGGTCCGCCTCAACAGAGCGCAGCGGGCGGCGCTTCACCGCGTCTGGACCCGTGATCATCAGGGCCAGACCTACCGGCAATTCCGCGCGACTGTGCAGCCGGGTTGTGATTGCGTTATGGTGCGCTGGGCGGGCATCTGGCTAGGGATCGAGACCGATGGCTACACCCACAGTTGATCCGGCCGCGGGGCAATAACAGTTAAACCCGCCGCCGCGGCCCGCCCGCCCCGGCCCTGAAACCTACCGCCGCCGCCCCTGTTTCGGGGGCGGCGGCTTACTTTTTGCAATGTTAGATAATATCGCATATGATCGCATCCGCGGCGGGCAAGCCGCGCAACGCCGGGCATGGTGCCCGGCCTAACTACGGAGAACGAAATGACCGATCTTAACAAACTGTATGCGATGGAGCGCGAATACCGCGCGGAGAACGAACCGGAAGTCGCCGACGATCTTTTAGCCGCGGCCGCCGGAGTAGAGACCGCGCGCGACCGCGCGGTGGAGCTGGAGCGTCTGTTAGCGAGCCGCGAAGCGGAGCTGGCCAGCATCCGCGCCCAGCGCGACGACGCCGCCGCCGCCATGCTGGCGGTTCTGCGCCCCGAGCTGGAGCGCATGGTAGAGACGCTCGTTGTGCACGGCGGGACAGTCGAAAACATTCGGGAGCGATTAGAAGACCTCGAGGTCGAGACCCGCGACCTTTCGCTCTCGATACGGCAGGAGGTGCGCGAGATGATCGCGGACGGCGACATCACCGTCAGCGTGGACGTGATGTAATGAGGCCGGAAAGACGAAAGCTGATCGAGAATTTCTTTTCGCCGCGATCAAAGCTGACTTTCTATCCGTCCGCCGTCGACGGCACGTTGTGTGCGCAGTGGGTGGACGGTGGCATTCACCACCGGGCCACCGTCCGCAACCTCTACCGCCGCATCCTGCGCCACAAGCGCGGCCGGTAGCTCCGCCGCAAACTCCGAAGACATCGGGCCGCCCAATCGGGCGGCCCTTTTTTTTGCGCTTTACTTTGC